ACCCGATAAGAATCGGAAAATGAAAATAGTCGAACACTTTCTCCATGCCTATTTTATTATACGTAACCCTAAAGCCGAAACGATCATTTACGATGCGCGATTCAAAATACCCGATTTTGCGGGTCCGGGTAAAGTCATGTATAATAAACGGAAAAAGGCATCGATAGAAAGGTGTCAGGAATTCATATGGAACAATACGGTTAACGCACACTGGATTCCTATATTCAACGCGTCTAAGAAAAAGGACGATCTTGCTGATACGGTCATGCAAGCTATTAGTTTTACGAAACGTATTGAACCCATGCAAAGCGTCGCGAAAAAGGATAAAAAACTCGTACCGAGGAAACCTAACGAGAATCAAAAACGAACGCGGTACTCGAAATCGAACTTGGCGTACGTGTATAAGAATAGGAAGGTCGACGAAGATCTCGAAAAGAATAAACGGTTTATGAAAGACCTTAAACGGTACTATAAAAGTATAGACGATTTAATTAAAGAATTAAAGTAATTTAGCTACGACTTCTCGTAGGTATATTTCTAGGACTAGACCTAGAACTAGTACTACCGCTATTACTATTATTATTTGGTTTATTTTTTACATTTTCGAATTTTAATACCCTTTTAATAACATTAACCATTCCAGTTACCGTCTTTTTATTATCCAATTCCGTTATATTAGTATTAGTAAACTCGGAACTTCTTTTTACAAGGTGATTAATCATATTTTGACCAGGTTTTCCGAATTTTCTTAATTTTTCTTTTATACTTTTTATACGCCGCTGACGAGTGTCGTATCTATTTTGGTTATTTTTAATGTTCTGTGTTAATTGAGATTTAACAACCATTTATATAACGTGAGAATTTTTTATCGTAAGTTCTTGTCAGCTGTATAATAGGTCTTCCCCTTAACAACAAAACTGTGTACGCGCGCATACGCCCATGCTTGTGGACTCGCACCCGGTCGGTGCCCCGTTCGCCATGCGGCTAAACCACGATCGTAGACTGTTTTTAAAGTTTTTAACGGTATACCCGTCACTTTGGATATATCTTTCAGTTTTGTTACACCCGGGTACCTTTTACGGAACTTCGATGTATAACTCGACGTTCTCGTTTCAACCTTTTTATCGGTTTTAAATGGTCTGTAATCCTTTTTTAACATTTTTTTATACCGCGTTTCAACTTCTTTCAGGGAAGAAAGCCCCCTGAAATATTTAAGAGGTGCGTATATTTGACCGTGGTTTTTACGTACCTGAGTAATCTTTTTACGAATATCACTATCCGTTAACATACTTATACTAACCCAAGAAAAAATAAAAATGTTAAGTAATAATAAATAATAATGTTTACGCTTTCCACAGTAACCACTACATTTGCTTCCACACAAAAAAAGTTTAAGAAATTTGGTAAAAAAGTTCGTAAACAAAGAGACGGTGAAGTTGATTCTATTAAGGAAAAGTTAAAAGATATCGCTAAAGATGAAGTTGAAAAAACAAAAAGTTTATTTGAAAAACATAAGGAGTTTTTTAGTGATAAAAAACCTTCTTCATCCTCAACGTCAGAAACGACCGCTATTGATTTTTACGAAAAGCCCTAATTGCTAAATCAAGACTTATCAAGGTTAAAAATGCAGACAGTTCCTTATATTGTTCCAACAAGTTACCTGCAAATACAGCTAATAAAACACTGTATTGTACGTACCTCATTTCTTTTCGCGTTTTTTCCATAGATCTTTTCATAGACGCGCGTGATTTTTCCATTCCCAGAAGAGCCGTACTTATATTTTTTACACGGTTTGGCATTTCAGTTGCGGTTGAAAATATACTTCCTATATCTATAGCATCAGAAACCTGATCTCTGATTATAGGTTCGAGATACTCTATATACGTAAAATCTGGATCGAGTTTTACACACGTACCTTCAATAGTCGAAAACGTTTTCGCGAGGTATACAAAAGCCGTTGGTATAATAAATGGTTTCTCTTGTGCTAGTTTTAAGAGATTGTCATCTTGTAATATCTCGTCCTTAAGATTTTTACCGTCGAGTGTTTCTAGATAATTGAGTGTCGTTTTGAAAAAGAGTTCTATATCACTCGTATCGGATGTTGTTGGTAAAATTACATCTAAACGGATAAGTACGTCAACAATACCTTTTGTATCCCTATTTATTATATGTATAAACAGTTCGTTAAAACCTTCACGCATTTCATCAGAAATATCTATAACCAACCCGAAATCGTAAAAAACAAGTTTTCCATCGTTTGTAAAACCTAAATTACCTGGGTGTGGGTCGGCATGAAAAAACCCTTTGTCCATAGTTTGAATCACGTATGAGTTTATAAGAGCTTCGCATACCTTCTTCCTATTGACTTTAGGGTCAGATATATCGTTAAGTTTTTCAGAAGCTATATATTCCATAACAATCATATCCGGTGTACACAAATCGTCATATACTTTAGGTATTTTCATCCAATCCACTTTTTTTAAAGATTTTCTGAATTTTTTTGCGTTCATAGTTTCCTGTTCGTAATCAGTTTCCGCTAATAAATATTCTATAGACTCATCGAGAACATAACCTGTGTTTGTACCTGTATCTACACCTATTTTTTCGAGAAATCTAACTATATCTTTAATGTTATCCGTGTCACTTTTCACAATTTCGTATATTTGAGGACGTCTAAGTTTAACAACTACAGTCTCACCTGTTTGTAAAGTAGCTTTGTGAACTTGACCTATACTCGCTGATTTAAACGGTTCGTGTTCAAAATGTGAAAATGTACCTAAATTTACGTGTGTTTCGATCATGTTTATGATTGTATCTCGATCAATAGGAGGTACGTTATCCTGTAAAGATTCCAATTCTTGTGTAAACTCTAAAGGGTATAAATCAACGCGCGAAGATGCTATTTGTCCAAGTTTTATGAAAGTAGGACCAAGGTCGATTAGTTGATCACGCGTCCATGATCCTAATTCTTTCTGATCTTTTTGAAAGTTCTTTCGTATTAAAAATTCACCCGCAAACTTCCACGTTTTGGACTTGTGTCTTGATGGTAAATTTAATTTAGTATTAATATTTAACGCGCATACCGCCATCTTATATTAACGTATTAAAAAAATACTTATAGATTTAATTATACAATATAATAAAATGTTATTACCTGTTCAAGTAACCGTGTACGAACCAATGTACGAATATAACGAAAAAAAATATTTAAGAATTCGTTTACCGGATAAAGTGAGAGACTATATCAGGGAATTACATGAACACAAAACAGGTCTTATTTTATTTCCTAAACAGCTAGACGACCCGCTCGAAGGTAACGTTTTAAAAATTAAAGTACCGTTTAGGTACCGACGCGTCATGTGTAACGTCGATGGTGATACACCGGTCCAATCGTTAAAAAAAGGAGATACCGTTTTTACCGAAATTCAATTCAATGGTGTTTGGAACGCACACGATCACAGTGGGTACTCGTGGGTATTAAAATACATTAAATTTAAAAATTAAATTACCGGATAAAGTGAGGGATTATATCAGGTAATTGTGTCTATATAAAAATATGGTTTTATTTATTTTTATACATCTTTCTCTTCCTCTTTTTTCTCGGGTAATTCTAATTCAGATAAGCCACTGTCCTTAAGTGCTAACAACATTTTCAAACTACCTTCCATCCTATACATATCAGTCTCTACGCGACTCGCTTCAGCTCTCATTTTGTTAATATCTGTTTTAATTTTATCAATTTCTTCAGTTAACGTTTTGATATTTTCATCCAATTTCATAACAGGCATTTTTTATTATATTACATGTAAATAGTTTATTCTTTAATATAATATAAAGTTTTAATACATTTATTATTTAATGAGTCTTACACGTTCTGGGTATATCACAGATGAGACACCGGAAATTAAAAAGGAACTTACGGTTCGCGCCGTAGTAAACACGGAGTTTGGATTCCCTCCACCGCCCTTTAATGTATTCAGAAAAGCTAAATCGGGTTTGTGTATTCCACGTTATTACGGTGAAGATAAGTTCGGTTCTCCCAAAGAAGATCGTCGTCCCGATCCAGTTAAAATATCAGCTACATTTAATGGAACACTTCGTGATGAAACACATCAAAATGATGCTTTGGCAGCAGCAATTAAAGCCGGACACGGCGTTCTCTCACTTCCTTGTGGCTTTGGGAAAACGACAGTATCCTTGGCCATAGCGTGTAAACTTGGGTATAGAACCATGATTGTTGTTCATAAAGAGTTTCTCGCGAATCAATGGAAAGAACGTATCCAACAGTTTTGTCCAGGTGCATCTATAGGTATAGTTCAACAAGATAAGAAAGAAACGGAGTGTGATTTTATCATAGCGATGCTCCAATCTTTATCTCTTAAAGAGTATTCGTTCAATGATTTCGATACCGTTGGTACTCTCATCGTCGACGAAGCACATCATATTTGTGCAAAAGTATTTTCACAATCCCTTTTCAAAATGTGCCCAAAACATGTTTTCGGATTATCGGCAACACCAACGCGTAAAGACGGACTCACGAAGGTTCTACACTGGTTCATGGGTCCGACCTTTTTTACCGCCGAACGCAAAAATCAAGCACAGGTCGAGGTTTTCCCTATTCAATATTCATGTGAACGATTCAGAGATCCACCACCGTGTACGCGTTTCGGAAAACTCTCGCTCGCGACCATGATTACAGAACTCACGGAGGATAGAGAAAGGAATATTGTTATTGCAAAACTCATAAAGGATATATCTAAAACCACGCGCCAAGTTCTCGTATTAAGTGATCGTCGCCACCATTGTGAAGTACTCCACCAAAGTTTTAAGAAAACGTCAGGTCTGTATATGGGTGGTATGAAAGAAGTCGATTTAGCCGAATCGAGTAAAAAGAAAATCATATTTGCAACGTTTAGTCAAGCACATGAAGGTCTCGATATACCTTCACTCGATACAGTTATTTTAGCGACACCCAAATCTGATATCGTTCAGTCTATAGGAAGAATCATGCGTGAAACGCACGGTAAGAAGAATAACCCACACATTTACGATATTTTCGATCAATGGTCGATATGCCATGCAATGTATAACAAACGTTTGAAAGTATATAAACAAGGTGGGTTTCATATACCCAGAACGGGTTTACCAAAAGAGGAAGTTTCGGTATTTAAAAAAGGTAAATGTATAATATCTTTCTAATTTTTAATCATACGTATTTGTAAGAATGCCTGGTTGCAATACCGGTCGTAACATACAGAAGTATAAAGGTTCTGGTGCATCGACACTTCAGGATGCTCTAGAGAATGGTAACGTAGCAACTATAAGCATACAAACATCCGGGTTTTTTATAGGTGATGGGAGTAAACTCACGAATATTCCTGGTGTAAGTACCGCATTTACTTTACAAGAAACTACAACACAAGGTAACGTAACAACCGATACCGTAGAATTTCAAAATAGTGTAACTTCTTTAGATGCAAGTGGTAACGTTTTAGTCAGTGGTAACGTTACTGCATCCAATTTTTATGGTGATGGTACAACACTCAATGGTGTCGCTTTAAGTACCGACTTAGAAAGTAACGCGGGAATAGTTAGTAATTTGGACAGTAATGTTACCATTCTAAAAACTAAAACAACAGACATATCTTATACAAATGGTAATACAAGAATAAATGGTAATCTCACAGTAATAGGAAACACTACTACACTCGATACTGTAAATCTTATAGTACAAGATCCTATTTTACAACTTTCTAATGCTTCTGCATCTGTAGATTCGGGTATATTGATAGCCCGTCCAAGTACTACAGATAATGTGTTTATTGGTTTCGATCAGTCGGTGTCTGAATTTGCAATCGGGTTTACGGATAGCCACGCCGGTTTATCTGAAATATCGATCAAAGATGGAGAAGATTTTACAATAAACGTACACGGTAACGTCGAGGCATCTTATTATTTTGGGGATGGTTCCCAACTGACAGGTGTCGCTTTAAGTAACGACTTATCAACTAACGTGACGAGAATTACTAATTTGGAATCAAACTTGTCAGCTAATTCTACAAGAATTACTAATTTGGAATCAAACTTGTCAGCTAATTCTACAAGAATTACTAATTTGGAATCAAACTTGTCAGCTAATTCTA